ACGTCTGCGCGGAATCCGGGTTCGTCCTTCGTCGCCGCGCTCGCGTGTCCGTTGGTCGCCGCTCCCGCGATGCCGTGGCTCAGTTCGTATTTCTTGTCCTCTTGCCAGCGCTTTCGGACATGCGCTGGCGTGTTTGCGTCGAAGGATCGTCCTCCGCCCGGAGGAATTTTCCCGTTGACGACGACGAAGGTCCGGATCTTGTCGCCGGACCAGCGTTCGTTAGTGCCGAGTGTCGGTTTACTCATGGTCGGTTGATGCCTCTGTCTGGTTGGTCGGTTGTGTCGTCTTCGTCGTGAAAAGTTCGAAGAACGCCGGATGCATCCGGCGTTCTCCCAGTTCCCAGCCTTGCCATGTTCGCAAGGTCGAATAAATCAGACGCGCGGCTGCGGTTTGCGTCAGTCCCGCGCACTCGCGAGCGCGGCGGATGTCCTTCGGCGTTGGCGTCGTCATGGTCACTTCGCTCCGCGCGCGGCGACGCGCTGTCGCTCGCGCGGCCAGTACGCCGCGCGGCACTGGTCGCAACCTCCGCCCATCGGGTAATGGTTATATGGACCGCACGCGGTGGACGCTCGAACGCTGGAATGGGTCCGAGTGGCACACGCTGGTGCTGCCCCATGACGCGAGCCCGTCGTGGGTGCAAGGCTGGGCGGATCAGATCACGGGACGGGTCGAGGACTGAGATGGGCTGGACGCTGGGCCGGGCGGACGTCCGCCACCAACCCCTGCGCCTCGGCCAGCTCGATTAGGCGAGCGCGGATGACTGACGCGAAGAGCCCTGTCGTCATCGCCTCTGGACGCATATCCTCCTCAGATAAGCGCGCCAACATCTTGCGGACACAGTTCCCTGCATCTCCCAAGTTCTCGTCACTCAGCACCCGCGCCAAGTCCGCCTTCGTCATCTCACGCCTCCCGGTCGTCCCGGACGTTGCTTGCTATTCATCCAGTCGCCGTCTCCGACTAGTCGCGTCTGAAAGCCAAACGGCAACTTGTAATTGCGGAAGACGAACAGATGGTATTGATTCGCGGTGTCGACGAGTTTGGACTCAGCTGGGTAGATCTCCACGGCGTCATACTCGACGCCGCAAAGTTCGTTCTTGATGCGCTGGAGATCTCTCCAGTCGTGATGCGGTTGCCGGTCGTGCGTCTTGATCGACAGATGCGCCGTGAGTCCGAATGGTTCGGACTCACGGCGATAGTAGATCACGACCTGATAGCGCGAATTCAGGAAGACGGCAGACGGCGGATCAACCGCGTTCATCGCGTCGGCTGGCAGTGCTGCGCTCTTAAACGGGGTCCAGGGAATCCGCTCCCACTTCGTTTTCTTGCGCTTCACTGGGCATCCGCCTTTCTGCGCGCCTTGCGGGTCTTCCGGCTGCGACGCTTACGCGTCTTGCGGCGCTTCGGAGCGTCTTGGTTCTCCAGTTGTTCCTTGCGCGCTTCGCGTGCTTTGGCGAGCGCTTCGGGATTGCCGAGAGATTCGCCGCGCGCGAGACGGTCTTCGACGACGCGCTGGGCGGCGTTGCGGCGAACGCGGGCGATGAGTGTCGCCCGCTGGCGATCAATCGTCTGGACGATGCGCGCGGGAATCACGATCCGCGCGAGGTATTCTCCGCCGCTGGGATGCGGGAGTTCCGTCTGTAGCAGGATCGTGTCGGCTCCGCTTTCGCGGACTACCTGGACGATGTAGACGGCCGTTCCGCCGACGTTCAGGATGTTTGCGGTGTCTCGGACGATCTGCGGCTCCGTCAGCATGTTTGCGGTTGCGAGCAGACGATCAAAACGGTCGGGCATCAATGTTTCGTTCATGGTCGGTTGTCTCTCCGTTCAGTCAAAGTCAAAACAAGTCGAGTCACTAGTATGTTAGATGAGCGTAAAGTTTGCAAGTTTTTTGCAAGTTTTAGTTCCACTTTGATGGACTTCGTTCGACGTGGAGCCGGTTGGGAGCGGATCGAGTTTTAACGAAAAGCCTAGCGTTTTTACTCGAAAAACGGCGGAAAAGCGCGGAATCTGGTTGACGCCGGAACGTGCTTGATTAAATCTCGCTGAGCATGTCCAGGTTGGCCGCTTTCCTTAATGTTTCTCGCGATTCCTGAGATTTTTGCAAGTTTTTTGCAAGTTTCGTCGCTCTGCGCAGCCAAGTAAGTCCAACAACGTCCAACAACGTCGAACTAACGACTTTAAGCGAAAACGCTCGACTTTTTGCGGAAATCGTTAGATTTCTGTCACTGAACGGCGTTAGAATCCGCGTGCCTCTGTCGGTTCTCTGACGCTGGAAAGCCTGTATGCAAATGCGTCCGGATGGCGTCGTGGTCGCCGGTCATGGCGGACCAGGAGTCTTCGTCGACGGTCGCCAGATCGTCCCTCCGACTGCCGGGAACGACCCGTCCTGGATCGCCGCTGGACGCGTCCTCTGCAACGACGAGCACTCCCAACTATCGACGCTCGACGCGGACGGTTCTAATCGCGTCCTGGTCGATCCGCGTGGCGCTTCTCGCGTCGCGACGGATCCGGATGCGCCAGACGCGACGTTCTGGGCGGCGTTCCTGCAGGACGGTAAGACCGGCATCTATTCCAGCTGGGGTCTGTCGGTTCCGGCTGGCGAACTCTACGCGATGCGCGCGGGAGCGCTGTTTGGGCGTCAAAACTTTCAGAGTCCGGGCGGATTGTGCGCGTGGATTGTTGGCGATCCTGATCCGTCGCGGCTGCTCTGGGATGAACCGTCCGCCGTCGTCGTCGAGTTCTCCGCCTTGTCCGCTCAGGAAGTTCTCTGGACCGACAACGCGCGGCAGCTTCGCACGCATGGCCTTCCAGCGCCACAGCAGACGGCTCCGAGTTTCGGTCCGCGCGTCTTCCGCGTGCGGAACGCGCTCTATCTGCTGGAATGGCGTGACAGTCTCGGACTGGTCTTGCGTCCCTGGATGGATGCGTCGCACGGCTGGATCGTCGATCCGGGCGAAGCGTTCGGACCGTGCGGACGCGTCGACGATGCGCGCGTCCTGCTCGCATGGTCTCCAAACATTGCGGAACAAGGACCCGTCAAGCGCGGCGTCGTCGACACGACGTCGAAGATGTCGGAACTCGTTCCGGTTCCGGAACCCATTCCGCCCGATCCCGTTCCGCCCGATCCGGAACCGCCACAGCCAGAACCTCCGGATCCAACGCCGCCCGATCCGGAGCCGATTCCTCCGCAACCTGAACCGCCGCAACCGGGAGGACGCGTCGTGGAAATTTCTTTGTCATCGGTTCAAGCGTTCGACAGTCCGGAGACCGTTACCGAAGTTCCGCATCCAGACGGTCAAGGACTGGTCGCCTTGCAGACTGCCGCTGGACTCTTTAAGTCCATGGCTCCAGGTGGAATCTGGGACGACGACAAGCCATCCGCGGGAGCATGGGAACGTTTCCTCCCGTATGGCGGCGTCTATCTGCACTATGACGGCGACACGCAGACGACTTACAGCGTCGCGCTGATCAGCGTCGTGATCCCGTATTCGCAGTCGACGCAGACGCAGACCGCGCATGTCACGCACGCGGGACCGAAGGTCCGCGCGCACAAAGCGAGCGCGGCGCGATGACGCGACTAGTCCAAGCGGCTGCGCGCAGTAACTTTTGGTTCGGCGGACACAAGAAGCCGCTACCGCCGACGTCGTATCCGGTCTGGCCGCAACCAGCGCGCAGTCCGCTACCGTCGATTCCGTCTGCTGATATTCCGGACTGGAGTCGGCATCCCAGCGGCACGCCGGGGGTCTGGGTTCAGGCTGGCCACACGTACGACAACGTCTGGCCGCAACTACCGCCGACACAACCAGAACTCAAATGGCTGCGTGGCGATTACTTCGGCGTGAGAGTCCCAGGGATTCCGCTTCTCCCGAACATGGCCGGATACACGGTGTCCTCGCCGCCATGGAATCAGAATCGCGAACCCTATTGTCCGCCGATTATGGCCATGGACGTCATCCGGTATTACAAAGCCGGAATGCTGGACGTCGTCGACGAGATCATGAACGCGCACATTGCCAGAAGTTATACCCATTTCCAGTTGTCCATCGGCCATTGCAATTCGTTCGGTCTGACCATTGATCAGACCGTTGAACTCGCGATCCGCTTGCGTCTGAAGATGCGGTATCTCGATTGCTGGTTCCTCGGAGGGAACTGGGGGAAATACTGGGACGACGGATCGCAGCACGAAGAAATGCGCGATAGAGATCGCGACTACTGGTCTCCGATCTTGTTGCCCTGGATTCAAGCACTCCGGAGCAATGGCGTGATGTCGATGGCCTGTAAAGGCTGGCAAGTCGACAACTGCAATACGCAGAGTCCGCGCAGCAATAGCAAGTATCCGAATCCCTGGTTGTCGATTACGCAGTTCTTCGCGGAAGAAATTACCGCGCATAACATTCCGCTTGGCTGTCACTACATTAACGAAGCCGGAATGGTCTTGACGGACGACGGCAGTATCAGTCGGCAGCAAGCATGGAAGATGAAGCGCGGCATGGTGTCACACTGGCATCATCAAGGCGACGTCTATTGTCCCGTCGACGAATACCAAGCACGTCTCGTCGATTCGCTGAAAATGTTTGGGGATGGCAGTTGTGGCCAGTATGCGGATGGCCAGCCGTTTCAGTTAGTCGTCTGCGAACACAGCGCACAGTCGCAGTTTGATCTCTGGTGCCATGAAAACGAAGCCACGGTCAAAGGTCTCCGGCTCACGCAAACCCACGCCGCGACGACGAGTCCCGGCTATAGCGGCAGCGCCAGCCAAGTCGACGGTACGGCTGCGTAAGCTGCAGTCTGCAGGAGCGCGCGCGATGGAACAGGAACGACGCGAACATCAGCGGCGCGACTTTGGCGGCACCTCCGCTGTCGTCGTGCCCTCGCTGAAGGAACTGCGCGAGCGCGCGACGAAGGACTTCGGCGCGACGGCTGCGGCCAAGTTGGACGATGTCTCGATTCGGGCGTATTTCCAGACGCGCGAATGGCAACGGCTCCAGGAGCGCAAGTGAATCCGTGTGGGTCTTCCGATGGATCTTCCGGCGCAAGCGACGCTGGTATGTCGTCGTCGCGCTGGTCGTGCTCGGACTGGCCCTGCTATATCTCAAATGGGCGGCGACGATGAGGGTTCACGCCAACGATCCGGCGATTGAAAACTACTCCGACAGCGACTGGAGTCACACGGGCCGGAGCGCGCTGGAGATTCCGACGCTGACCGAGATTCGCGAACTGTTTCGCGAGGAACGGCTGCGCACGGGTCTGCAGATTCTGTCGCCCGACGTTGGCGCGCGCAGTCTCGGCGCCTTCGTCCATCAGCCGAACTTCGACGGACGCTTGTCCAAGCGGCGATTGTCGCCAGCCGAACAAGTCCGCGCGGACCAGCAAGCGGAACGTAATCGCTGTCTGGCACAACAGCGACGCCGCGACCGTGAACAGACCGCACGGCTGGCCCGTCAACGCCAGAGCACGCCGCCCAAACCGCCCATCGTCGATCTGGCGGTGCAACTGCTATCGAACGTCGAACTGCGGCAGATGCGACGCGTCCTGCTCTGGCTGGCCGCTCCCGGCGTGACGTTGACGGAGAGCGAAGAGCGGCTGAAGAACGAATGGTTCCATCCGTGTCTGCGCGAATGCGCCAGACGCCAGATTTCCGAGAGTTTCGACGCGAAGAGCGACCAGACGAACGAACCGCCATGGCATCCCGACGCGCTTTCCTCCGGCTGCTGACGCTCACAGCCGCGTCGTCGGTCCTGGACCTGGATCGGCTCCTCTGGGTTTCAGGACGAACTACGTACTTTGACATCCAACAAGCGTCAACAACGCCGTATCTGATTCACAGTCCAACGCTGTCAGAAATCCTCGCGACCGTCTGGCAAGACGTCATCAAGACGCATCCGCTCGACAACGTCTTCCACAGCAAGGCACTGCTCTACTCGCTTGAAGTGTAGAAAAAGATTGCAATGGCGATAGGAGCGTCGATCTCTGGTCCCAGCCGTCTTACTACCCGCGACGCGCGTTCGTCGCGCTGAGACCGTTTAATCGCCTTGTGACGTGCTCATGCGAACAACTGACACACTGATCAACGTCGCGCACTTGCCAGATGCTCCCATCTGGCCAGCCATCGTCCCATATCTACGGGTCGAACTCCCCAAACGTCCGGCCCCACACCGAATCGAAGTCGCCTTACCGGAAGACAGGTCTAGCAACGCTTACCGACAACTAACCACGCTGATCGTCGGCTGCGCGCGCTGTCATCGTCCCATCCATCCAGTCCGCCAACGTAAAGGCTGGCAAACGTCCTGCCTCTCCGTCAGTTGCGACCTAGACACCAACATCAGTTGTTCGCGCTCCGCTCAGGCGACCAGAGCGGTTAATCGACTCATCAAAGCGATCCAACAGTGGCACAAGGCACAAAACCCAACGCTCCTATAGTAGAAACCGGCATGCGCGTCCTGGTCGGCTGCGAATCGTCCGGCATCGTCCGCCAAGCGTTCCGCCACGCCGGACACGACGCATATTCCTGTGACCTGGTCCCAGCCGCCGATAACCAGACGTTCCACTTGCGCTGCGATGTCCGCGACGCCATCCGCCGCGACTCTTGGGACTTGCTGATCGCGCATCCGCCCTGCACCTATCTGTGCCGCTCGTCCGTCTGGGCGTTGCACCGCACGTCGGCAAACCCGACTCCCGGCATCCTCTACAGCGACGCCAGATGGTCCGCCATGCGCGACGCGGCGACATTCTTCCGCGACCTTCTGGACGCTCCAATCCCGCGAATCGCTGTCGAAAACCCCGTCCCGCACGGCTACGCACGCACACTCATCGGTCCCTACCAGCAACTGATTCAGCCCTACCAGTTCGGAGACGACGCCAGTAAAGCGACGTGCCTTTGGCTCAAAGGACTACCGCCGCTCATCTCGACACGTCTGGCCTTCCCACGACTGGTCAACGGACAACCGCGCTGGCAGAACCAAACCGACTCCGGCCAGAACAAACTTGGCCCATCAAACCGTTCCGCCAGACGCTCCCAAACATTTCCCGGCATCGCGGATGCGATGGCCCAACAATGGTCCTAACTTAAGCGCGCGAGCCGCCGATGAAGCCGACAGATCGCACAGCCGCCCCAAACGGTCCGAAATGTCAGCACTCCCGCGCTCCACAAACCTCCAGAACGCTCCAAGACACACGAACGCGCGTCTAATCGCGTCCTGTCAGCTAAACATTAAAAGATAGAGAAATGCCGAGACAAAACAACGAACAATTGGCTTCGCCTTCAGTAGGTCCGACAGAGGAACCGTCAAAGCCATTCAGGACGAAAAACCGTCTGGGAGTTCCAGGTCGCATCAGTAGCGAAGCGCGCGCTATGGCTCGTAAATTCATCAGTTCTGCGAAGTATCGCAAGTCGTTGAAACAGCGCATCTTAGACGGACACGCGCAGCAGCTAGAGATCGTTCTGTGGCATTACGCGTATGGCAAACCGCGCGAACAGGACGCGACGCCAGCCGCGCTTATTCAAATCAATATGCCTGGAGTCGACGGCCGTTCTGGGCCGTTGCCGGAAGTGCTGATGCTACCGAAAGAGGCGAAAGTCTTAGAGGACGACGAAGACGCGTAAAATCCTTAGGAAAAACGTCAATGTCCGATAATGTATATTATGTCGCTTTGGCATTGCCTTTAGAATCAATAACTTACCACAATTCGACTCTCTCAAGGTAACTTACTCTCCAGGGTCCGGCCGGAGCCTGTCCAAGACGCCATCTTTAGACGTGGTCACACTGTATATACAGCGCTCGCAGACACGACTTAGGCCAGTGCCACTTAGTTACGATTCGTTAAATTCATTGAATGATTTTGCAGAAAATTGCAGAACATAACGTTTGGAGGGTGATGGCACAGCCTATGCCCTATCCGGCTTTCGGGCGGACCGATCCCGGAAGGATCCTAGGACCTTTCACGGGGGGCGAAGCGGTCTCTCTCCGCGAAGATGTCCTTATATAGGAGTGTCAGTCTCGCTGGTGTCAGGGTGTCGGTCTGGTGTCAGTGGGGCGAGTGCTGACAGGAGAAGAAAAAAAAAGAGCAAAGAGATCTGGCCGCATGTCCGGTATCGGACAGTGTTAGTTGTCTGGGAGTGCGAGCAAGAACGAAGTAACGCGATACGGGCCGTTACAGGCGAGACCTGGGAATCCGTAGACCGCTTGTCCTCCTGTTAGTTGAGCGAATGCGGAGCGCATGGCGAGATCGGTTGCGGTTCTGAAGTCTCCTGGTTCGGTGTCGACGAAGCCGGATGCGGTCCAGGTTTGTCCGTCTGCGGCGGTGCCTGAGATAGAGAAGCGGTATCGGATGGACATATGGTGTTAGTCGTCATCATCTGGGGACCAGCGGTCGGCTTTGAAGGGGGAGCGGATGGCGTGGCGTGGCAGATAGGCGTTGATGAAGAGGACGGCGATGGATTTAAGGAGCGCGTCATTTTGGAGGTCGGGATCGGCCAACTGCGTCAAGTGGTCGACGGGGATATTCAGGGCGGCGGCGATCTGGTGGAGGACGTTGATTGTGGGGCGGCGGAGACCGGATTCGACGGAGGAGAGGAAGGACGCGGACAGTTTGGCTTTCGCGGCGACGTCGCGGATTTTTTTGTTCTGCGCGATACGGTACATGTGGATGGCGGGACCGTAGAGCAAGCGTCGTGACAGACGTTGGTTGGCCACGCGGGAGCGGTTGTGGGAGCGCGCGTTAGTTTGGCCAGTCGGACGGCCGGTCGCGCTCCTGCGACAGGAGGAACGAATTCATCAGATCGTGGAGGGTCGGCAGTGGCACGGACGTCGCGCATTTGACGTGTCCGCCGTCTTTCGGGAAGACGAAACAGCGCGAAGCCGAACGGGTCCGGGATCGAGCGCGAGGAGGAGATCGCCAAAGAACTGGACGATGAGTTCGTCGGGCTATCATGCGGCATCCTCCGGGTCGTCATCGTGGGTCTTGTCGCCGGTCGCCAGTTGGAGCGCGAACGTATGGCCGCGCTCCGCGTCGTGCTTCGACTGGTAGCGACGCTGGTACTGATCATGCGGTCCGCCGAAGATCATCGTCTCCCACAGATCCCCGTCGAACGACAGACCAAGGAAGACCGTCGAGACAAAGACGTCTCCGATCCTGTCTTGGGCCACGATGCGCGAGCCGTCTTTCTGGGACCGCTCCATCCATTGCGACCAGCGATAGACGTTCGGCTCCGGATGCGCGAAGTCGTTCGCGTCCAGGACGAACGTCCATTCTGGCAACGCTGGGAGTCCCAGCTTGCGCGCCAGATCGTCTAGGTCGAAGGACAACGGATCGTCGTCGTCGGTCATTTTCTAAAGCGTCCAGACGGATCGTTTTCTGATGTCGGCGGATCGGTGCCGACGATATGCGGTTCCGACTGACGCTCCAGTGTACGGATCGTCAACAGGTCCGCGACGTCGCGCACCAGCTTGCGCCAGCCGTCCGCGCGGTTGTGTCCCGTGACGTGTCCCAGCGCGAGCGTTTCGAGCCCGAACGGTTGTCCCGTCGATACCGTCCGCGTGCTGACCACGCGGACGGTATAGTTCGCGGACTGATCGGTCCCGGTCTTGTCGTTGACGATCTCGATCAGCAGCATGTTAGTTCCTCTGCCGTTCCAAGTCCGCCTTCATCAGAACGCGTCGCTGGCGTGCGACCGCGCAGCGGATACAGATCTTGACCGGACCGTCTGGCATACAGGGACGCCAGACGATGTCGACGCCGCAGTCCGCACACTGGCCAGCGATGTTATTCGTAAACGACTTCGCGATCTCCTCCGACGCACGAATACAGATCGCGTATTCGATCTCTGTGAGATCGAGATCGAGATCGAGATCATCCGAGAAACCGACCGTGAGCTTTCCGCCCAGCAAGCGCGCGTATTCGCGCAAGTAATCGCTGTCGGTTTTCGCTTTCACGACTTCACCGTAAAGACAAAGAATCGCGGCATTATCGTGTAATTGCGCGCGTAGCCGATCCGCTGAACGAGCGTCACGGTTTGATCAACCGGATCGAAGACGCACGCGGAGACCGCCGACGTGCAACCGGCATACATGCCGGTCTCCGGACAGATCGTGTTCCACAGAAATTCCTCTGTCGGCAGCACGCTTTGTGCGCTCCGGAGACGTCGACCAACCGGCATCAGCGCGTCCGGATCGAAGAACTGGCCGATAACAGCGACGCATCCGGCTCCTGGTCCGGTCGCTTCCCACGACCGATCCGTCTGGCCATGCGCGCACGGATTCGCGCCGTACCATTGATGCGAGCGCGGCGATCCGGGCGGCGTCAGATTCGCTTGACCGCAGAACAAGACGCCGCGCTTGGTCGGCGTGTCAATCCAGCAGCAACCGTCCAGGAAATCGACGCACGACGCCGCAGCCGGTTTACTGCCGGAAAAGAAGGGCATCCCTGGTTGGATGGGTCCGCCTTGCGCGGAATCATAGATGCCATTGCAACCGGCTGGCGGACCAGGAAGCGCGCAGTTCCAGTTACACAGATCGGTCTCCGCGTTCTGCGGACGCGGTTGCGGGTTTTGCATGTCGTAGTCCAGCAAGGACAGCGCATGGAAACTCGCGTGCTGATCCGGATAGAGCGCGTCGCACGGTGTCGACGGATCCGGCAATGTAATCGCGTGCAAGCCCGCGCCGATATTCCCCCCGTCAATCTGCGAATGCGTTTTCCCTCCGCTGATCCATTGTCGTCCGCCGAGTGCAGCGTGATAGCGCGACGGAATCGGCGCGATGAAGGAATTCACCTTTTTGCTGTGCAGGTCGCAACGCCACGGACCGAACGGACGCGACGTCCCGTCATCGCGCAGTTCCGTATAGCCCAAGACTGGGTTCGACAGATTCCCGTTGTAGATGCCGGAGTATTGCCACATCAGCAGTGACATATCCGGATGCCAGACAATCGGATACATGATGGCCGCTTCGCCATGTGCCACCATGACACCTGTGTCGTACGAATGCGGCTGTCCTCCGGTAATGGAATTCGGCCACACCTTCGCGAGCGCACACGATGCCGGAGATCCTTTCGTCGGCTCCGGAACTCTCCACAGACAGAGACTGGGCCAATCCGGCCAGCCGGAGATCTTTTCGGAGGGACCGCGCAGATACATGTATTTGACGCCATCGATCCAGCGAAACGCGGGAACTCCCCAGGAGTACGACGCGTAATTCTGGAGTCCTTCGCTGGTCGCATCTGGCACGTAGGAGCCGACGTAGTCCAAGTCGTTCGCCGTGAGCATCGCCGTTTGACCGCTGGGCGGTTCGGGCGGTTGCGGCTCCGGCGGTTCGTCGTCCTGAATGAAGATCTTTCCAACAAAGGTCGCGTCATAGACACGGGCCATTAGTCAGTCCTCCGGCAATAGTGCAACGTTTGTACTCATTATCCGGATTCGCGCTGGGACCGCTGGAGCGCGCGCGCTATGCGTTGCCGATGTCACGCGCGTCCAGGATCGCGCAGCATCCGGAGCCGACCATGTCTCCGGACAACGGAGTACACTAGCACATTCTTTCGTACATATCTTTCGGCTTTTTTTAGTGCGCGCGCATGGTGGCCGGACGTGTCCGTCGTGTCCGTCCGTGCGGCTCCGTCAATGCGTCCTGTCCGTCCTCCGGCAACCTGAACGAGCGCATAGCCGCGCGCGTCGGCTCGAACCGCTGGACGCAGACATCACTGTCACCAGGAGCCGTCGCATACGCGATCTCCAGGTAACCGTCGATCTCGCGTCCGACCAGTCCGTAACACGGATCGAAGGCGACGACGAAGCCAGCCGAACAATCGTCGAGCGGATGGACGACGTGTCCATACTTCGGCGTCCAATACGCGATCCAGGGAAGTCGGTTCGGATCGGACCGTTCAATCAGCGCGCTCTGTAATGGTCTGCCGAGTAGTTCACATCGCATGGACCCTCCCTTAGGCGGCTTTGAGCCATCCGCCGCGCTCCAGAAAGCCGACGACGTTGTCCAGGTCTCCCCAGACGTGAGACATGCCGGTCGATTCGCACAGGTCCGCAAAGACCTGTTGAGCCGGACGCATTCGTCCTCCGGGCGTTTTCACTTCGATCCACAGATGCCGCGCGGCAATCTCACCGCGCGCGGGCAGCACGACATACAGATCGGGAATACCGGGCGTCTGATTGGTCCCCTGGAAGTCGCCGCGACGTCGTCGAGTGCCCAGCACGTAGACGGCAGCGCCGATGGACTCCAGCATCCGGACAATGTCCGTCTGGATCTGCTTTTCACTTGGCGAGCGTCGAGGTATACGCATACGGGTTCAGTTTCGGATTGCGCTGGCGACAGTCGCATCGCCGCGCGTAGGAATGCGCGGGATGCGCGTTGGGCCGGTCACAAGCGCGCGTCTTCAGCGTGCTATTACGGTCCGACGACTTCGCGCGCGTCTCGGCGTGCGTTCCAGGACACCATAGCGTCTGCCAGCCGTTGTCCTCGCAGTCGCGGCAGTAGATCCAGGAACGCGGATCGTTGTCGGCATCGTCCGGCATCGGCGCAACCAACGCGCGACGATCCTGCTCGGCGTATTCCTTCGCAATGATCTCGACACGTTCGCGAATCGTGCCGACGCTCGGTAAAACCGGCTCATATGGTTCGCGCTTGATGAGACCCAGCGCGCGACAGGCACGTTCGACCAGATGCGGGTCTAGGTCGATCAGTCCCTCCAGGTAGACGCGAGACTGAAGCGCGTCGTCAATCAGCGAGCCGCGCGCGATGGCCAGATGCGCGAGCGCGTTACCGATGATCTCGGACGACTGCTGGAGACTGATTTTGTGATCCATATGGCCTTTCGCGTCCATTCGCCACAATGGTCATTCGGGGCCACACGGACCCCGTGGAACCAACAAATCCCGGAAGACGTATCCCGACGCTTCCAGTGTAAACAACGCGCGCACATGGCAGATGTCACTTGCGTTTACTTTCCAGAAACTCCGCAATGCCACGATTGACCGCGTCGACTGTGCGCTGTCCCTTGCCGTAGGTTGTCGGTCCGTTCGGCGCTGGTAATGGCGCATCCGTCGCTCGCGTCATCCAAGCGACGAGGTAGCGCATCATGCCGCGCGGCGTCTTCCGCCGATCCGGATTGCCGATAAGCCACGCGTGCGCGCGTCGGCATTGATCCGCGATGTCCAGCGCGGGGAAATCCGTCTGCAGTTGCTTATAAGCCGATTCTGTCAAGATCCAGTCTTGCGATCCGCCAACGGTCGGAAAACTCATAATTGCTGGGGATTTGTCGATTTCGCGTTTCGCGGGTTTTGCCGTTTTATGCCTCACCGCAATACGTTGACTGGGAGTAGAACGTAGATCTTTATGATCAAGAAAGATCTTAAGATCTTGATCAAGATCTTGAAGATCTTTAGGAATAAGATCTTGATTGCATACGGTCGTATTACGGTCGTAATACGGTCGTATTACGGTCGTATTTTCTTTCTTGCGTTTCTTCCATCGTTGTTCGACGTTTTCGCGGTTCTGCTGGCCGATAGCCTGAGTCGCCGCGCGGAGCGTTTCGAGCGGCGGACTCCGCCAACCGTCGTCGTATCGGACGAACTTCGCCGCGATCCCTCGCCAGACGCGCGTCGCTTGCAGCGACGTTCGCAGTCCCATGATGCGCGCGCGCTCGGCATCGTCGAGCGGAATTGCGCCATGGTCGACGCTGTAGAGAACGAGCCGCAGATAGCCGCCGATTTGTTCTACTGACATTTTCGCGATTCCATCTGACAAGAATTCCGTTGGTAGTACTTTCACGTTCGATACTCGCCAGTCAGTCCCTGGTGATGTCGTCCGCGTCCATCGATCCCGTAGATTTCGAGTAACACTCCGTCATCGTGAATTGTCACTCCCAGATCGCATCGCTTCACAGCCGCGCGGCACAAGTCGCAACAGATGACATCGCGCGGCAGTCCATTTAATGGCCGCGTTGTTCTCTTAGCCTCCTGTCCTCCGCAGATCTCGCACGTCATCGCCAGATTTTCGAGTGCCAGACGTCAACCAACCGTTCAATCCAGTTGCCATAATGTCGTGGCGGAAATGTCAGTGCCAACCGGGATCGACGATCTTGGAGAAATCGACATCTTCCGGACGACGAATCCAGCAACCAGGAATCGACGTCTCCGCGTACGTAATCACCTGATCGATGTAATGCGACATTTCCTCTTGCGACAGATCGTCCTTGCCGGTCGACCGTCGTCTGGGTTCTCCGAAGTTTCCATCGGGCAAACGAAGAAACTTCCATGCCATTCCCTCATGGACGGATTCGTAGTCGTCCGGATCGACATAGCCGGATGCCAGTGCGACATCCGGAATCACGACGCCACGGTAATACCGCATGGACTGAGACCCTTGGCGATACGACCGTCGTTTAATGGTAAAGATGAGTTCCTGTCCCTTGAATTTCTGGAGATACGCGCGGAAGGCGCGCGCTTCGTCGAACGCGTAATTGCCCGCGTCGTCGACGAAGACGATCCAGGACGTCATCGCTGGTCCTCGCGCTTCTCCGCTGGTCGGATCATGACTCGCCAGCGCGGTTGATCGTTAGGATCCGTGTCTGGCACGCGATGACAGACGACGCGTTGTCCGTTGATCTCGCCAACCAACCGCGCTTCCGACGCGCGGACCAGATGGCCGATTTCTGCGGGATCGTGGTGTTTATTCATGCGGCGCGACTCCGTCGCAACTGCTCCAAGGCTTCCAGTTCCCGGTCGACTTCGTCCAGGAACGCGAGCGCGCGCGTTTCGAACTCCGCGACAGCGGCATCGTTGCGTTGGACGCGAATATGGAACGTCTGCAGGTCCAGCGGGAGCCTGTCGTCGAACGACAGGAAGTCGTACGTCTGTGCGCCAGTAATCCAGAGTTCGCACAGCATCTGCGGCACGTATTCAGGCGGAAATCTGTTCGCGCGCAGATACCCGATATGCGTCGTCGTCTTCGGTACCTTCAGCGATAACAGACCCTGGAAGTCGTCGAAGTAACCGTCCGGCGAACAACCAGCCATGATCTCCGAATGCGCGCAGAAGCCGACGCGCTGGACGATCTGGCCGGTCAAGGCTTCATACGCGGCGAAGGCGACCGGCTCCAGGTCAACACCGCGAATCATCGCCGCCGACATGAACGTGTCTTCGTAGGTCTGGCCGGTCAAGCGCTCGCAGACCAACCGCATCCGCAGATCGCGTCGCGCAGCCGCTTCGCCGCTCTTGATCGTCGCCAGCATGTCGTCGGCATACGATCCGGTCAGACGTCCCAGCCGTGCCTTGAACCAGTCTGGTGTCCGTTGTTCGACGTTGATGACGTTCATTCGTGCTCCCTCGGCGTCTGTCGCGCTTTCGCGTGCGCTTTCATCGCTTCCCAGCGCGAATTATCGAATGTCACCAGATGTCGCCGGTAATCGTTCGACGATTCCCTCCAAGCGCGGTGTAAGGCTTCCGTTCCTTCGTCCGCGACTAGCTGGAGTTCCGCCAGCCAGTCATAAAAGCCTTCAGGAGTCGTCTGGACCGGCGACTGCTGGACCGGACGTCCTGCAGCCGCTCCGTCGTCGTCTTCGTCGCTGGTAACGATTCCCAACAGGCTATTGGTCGTATATCGCCGCCCATAGGTAATCGCGGAACCCAGTGACTGGATCGCGTTCTTGCTGCCAGACGTGTCCGCGACCGACAGGAATTCCGTGTCGATCTGGTGTCCGTCCTGATGCGCCAGAATGCCGATGACCTTGACCACGTTCGGCTGCGGCCATTCGGTTCGGTGCGAGAGGGAAAATCCGTGACGGGTCAAAACTGGGCGGATCGTGCTGATGATCTGCTCCAGCGTCGCAAACCGGCCGTAATTCGTCCGCCGGTCTTCGACGACGGTTGGGAGATCGCCTTGCATGGCGGAAAACGCGGTATCGAAGGACGTCTTCGCCGCTTGCGCGACGATCCGTTCCCGCATCGCGATCAGACGCTCCAGCTTGGCGACGTCGACGTCTGGATTCGTCGCCAGCCGTTCGAACATCAGCACCAGGTTGTCCGCTGGGACGGTCTCTGGGACAGCGGACGGAACAAGCGACGTCTTGGTCACGGCTCCTCCTACCGGAGAATCAGCGACACGATCCAGTCCAGCGCTTTGGCGGACAGTCTGGAGACCAGGGCTCCAGCGACCAGGAGCGCGAGGACGAAGGCAGATACTTTCAGCAAGGCAACGTCCATTGTCAAGTCTCCGTCCGTGCTAGACTCCGGGCCATTACGTTCCTTGCGTTACCGATGCGGATCGCGCTCGCGGCTCCAGACACTTTTCCAGGTCTTCGCGATAGACCAGCAGCCGTCGTCCGCCCATCGTCACGATCCGAAGCCGATAGGACTCCTGGTTCAACAGATGCCGCACGGCTTTCAGGTCCAGCGATCCGTCCTCACGGACAAACCGGAATTCCCGCGCAATATCGCGCGTTGACATGTATTTCTGATCATCGGCGGAGGTCTTCATCGTCGGTCCCTCTACGCGTATTCGTCGAGAAATCGCCGGATGCGATACATCGTGGTCGCTCGCGCGCAGCGTTGTTTGTCTTCAACGATCCGGAACAACGTGGGTCCGGTCATTCCGCCGATGCGTTCCGCCATTTCCGTATAACTCCAGCCGCGTTCCAGCCGGATCAGTGTCAGGACTTCGCGGTCCCGCTGGGTTATCGGGGCGGCGTGCTTCCTTTCCGTCAGTGATTTCATTGCAGTCAATATACGCCGCTTGAACCGGGAGTCAAGAACCTGATGACAGAAATTTCATTCAGCAACGAATCTCTCCAGAACTGGAAACGTTTTTTGACACTGTTAATCGGTCCGGACGCGCGCTTCCGCACGCAACGCGCGCTCGCGGACGCCATGGGATTGCCGGAATCCGTCATCAGTCGGATCTTTCGTCCGGAGTATCGCTACCGCGTCGAGATCGAACCGTGTTTGCGGCTCGCGCTGGCGACTGGACACGATCCGCTCGACGTCCTCCGGCTGGCTGGCCAGACGGACGCCGCCGATCTGTTACTCGCGATCTTCGGTCCCGCGCGGCAACTGGAACCGCTGTCGACGCTCGATATTCTCTGGATGGCGTTGTCCGACCAGGAGAAGGACGCACTAATCCGCGCGCATACTGCCGTGAAAATTTCACTACAGTTGCAGTCGCGAAACGTCTCAGAACGGATGCTTAGACCAAAGAGTACCGGCAACGTTTCCGTGACGTCTGATATACAGACAAGCGCTCCCAAGGATTCACGGAGTCGTCGTCGTGTCACACCTGAAACGCCAGATCGCGCCAGTGTCGAATCCGTGCCACGTTCTCCGGCCGAAATTCGGAGACAACTTATCCAGGAACTTGACGATCTCGGACAGCGTTCGACGGGATTGGAACCGGCTCGCGCTGCTCGACGAAAGTCTGGCGCTCCGGTTCGCAAGATGGCTCGCTAACGCGCGGCACTGTGCCGAAGCGCGCGCGGCGACGCGGGTTAAGCGAACTTCGCCCGGAGATCCTGGAGGGTCCGACCGATAGCCTGTTGCGGCATCTGCTCCGCTTTCCGTCGCGTCGGACTCGGACGCGAATTGCAGAAGTATCGGAAGTCGTCCGCCGCGTGATCATCGCCCGTCGTGTCCAGATCGTCCGGATCGTTCGGACTCTGTCCCAGCATCGGGACCGTTCGCAGAAAATACTTACAGCGCGGATTTACGCTGATCCAGGGACGTCCGTCCGGAGCCGGTCTCAACAGATCGTGGCATTGCTGCCAGCCGTTCGCACCGCGCGTATTGTCGCCGCGTCGCATCGGCAGACGACAGCGCGACAACGTCTCCGCGATAGCTTCGCCGCGTCCATGTCCGGACTTGTTCCACATGGACGGATCCGCGACGATGTAACGGAGCCGTGCGGATTCTGGAATCATCGCTTTAATCAGCTTCCAGATCTGCGTCGCGACGACTGGCGCTGGCGTCTGGGAAAATTTCAGTTCGACCGCCCGATGGTAGTGACCGTCTTCCAAACAGGCCCAGAGCGCGAAGACTCCTGGAGCATTGAATCCCCAGTCAAGCGATCCGACCCAGTCGCATTCGGCCGGAATGATTGGATCGTCGACGTGCCACGGTTGTTCGTCGACGGTCGAACGCCATTCCGAGAAAAACCGTCCGTCCCATGCGGTCCAGTCGCCTTCCAGCAGTTGTCGCCGTCGTTCCTCGCGCAACTGTTCCAGCGTGGATCGGTAGTTCTGATCCAGATACGGATTGTCGTCGAGTCTGGCACTGACGAACGCGTAATCATCCGCCCGATAACGCGGATACGTTTCGGGATCCGGCTCCCGGTCGACAAACAGATCCTTAACCCAGCGCGCATTTTGTCCGCCCGGATTGGTCGCCGCCCAGACTTTCGCACCGCCAAGCGCGGTATGCACGGACGGATTACTGGTCCGCGCGCGGCTCATGATCTCCAGCGCTGGTCCTTCTGGGAATGTCACCAGTTCGTCAATGACAATGACGTCGTATTCGGTCGACAGATACGCGATGACATCCGAGTCGGTCTCACAATGGCCAGCGGAGATCTTCGCGCCGTTCGGAAAGACGGCGGACCGATCCGACGTCCGGAAGACGCCGCCGATAGTCGGCAGTTCCCGAATCATCCGCTCCAGGTGCGTCTTATCCAGTTCTTTGTATGTGCGTCTGAGCAACAAGCCGGAGAAATTCGGGATCGCGAGCGCGTAGCGATACAGACCCCAGCGGAGCGTATGCGACTTCGCACCGCCAGCCGCTCCGCCGTAGAGCACGCGCATTGTCTTTAATTGTTGTTCGAAGAAATCGACCGCGCGCGGTGTCGGGACATAGACCGCCGTCGGCGGATGTCCTGGTTCGGTCGATGGACGCCACATGGACCACGCGTTCTGTCTGGCCGTGCACGCTGGCGACGAGCACAACCAGACATCGAGCGCGTTCCAGAAGCGTCCTCCACACCAGCAACAACGTGCGTGCGGATGCCATGTGACCGTGTTCGGATGGAGGAGTCGTTCGCGCTCGACGTGCTTGACGGCGGCGTCCATCGCGCGCGCGGACGCGTCCTTCGCGGCTTTGACGCGCAGCCAGTAGCGCGCGGTGTCGCCGCCGAACTCGTTGTTGGGATCGGCTAGTGCGTCGTGGGTTTTTGCGCGCCTTGCCACGGCGTCAAAATATTGACACGGATCAAGGTCGCCGGTAAACTGCGGCAGCACAACCGGCTATGGCGTCGACCTTGTTCCCGTCGCTGGCCGCTCCGCCGACTGCTCCATCCATCGATCCGACTGCCGCTCCGCTCGTCCGTCCGCTCCCTGAAGGCGACGGAGTCGGCAGCCTGAAGTTCTGGCAGTCAGAAATCCAAGCGGCGAAGGACGGGATTACCCGCGAACTCGCGAAATGGCAGACGAACGTTGAACGCTATCGCGGACAGCCGTATACCATCGCGACGTTCCCGCAAGCGGAATTCATCCAGGTCAACGTCGACTTTTTCAAGACCGAAGCGAAGCGCGCGCAACTGTTTTTCAGAACGCCAACCGTTGTCCTCAGTCCGAAACGGCCGGACTGTGCAGCCGCTGTCCCCACGTTCGAAAGTGTCCTGAATGAAATGCTGGGACCGCATGGCGTGAACAGCAAAGTCGCTATCGACGAAGTCCTCACCGATGTCCTCATGACCGGGATCGGGTTTGTGGAAGTCGGCTTCGAAGGTCATGTCCTGCCAGCGGCTCCGGCTCCGCCAATGGCACCAGGAGCCGTCTTCGGACTGTCGACGCCGCCCGCGACGCCGCCCCTGGTCCAGTATCCGCGCTATTACGTGCGTCGCGGGACTCCGGCGAAATTACTCGTTCCGGAAGATTTCACGGGTAGCAATTACGACGATGCGGACTGGTTGGGTTTTCAGTATTACGTTGATGATTCTGCGTTGGATCTGCCGGAAGGGACGCGCGCTGGTCGCGGACCGATCAATATCCTGGACGATGATCGATTGATTCGTCGTCCGTATACGACGTCGCGACGACAGGGACGCCGCTGTACGAAGATCTGGTATCGCGCCAGCAAGATCGATTTGACCGAACCGAATCCAGACAAATTCCGGCTGCTGGTCCTGGTCGACGGGATCGACGATCCATACAAGCACGAGGATTCGCCGTGGCAGCAATTCGACCAGGACGGCGAACAGATCGCGGGAGTGCGCGGTAATCCGATCAAGGTCTTGACGCTTCGCTATACGTCGGACTGGCATTTTCCGGCTAGCGATACGCAGATGTCGCGCTTTCAGACGGACGAGTTAAGCAAGATCAGAACTCTCCAGATGATGCAAAAGGCCAGATCGATTCCGATGCGCTGGGTCGACAGGAATCGAATGGATCCAGCGGACATCGCGAAGATCGCAACCGGAGAAATGCAAGCGATCATTCCGCTCGACGGACCAGGAAACGAATTGATCGGTGTCGTCGCACAAGCCGCGCTCCCGCGTGAGACGTCGACATACGGCGACATGATCGAGAACGACATTAACCAGACGTGGGCACTGGGAAGCAATCAACAGGGAGTCACAACCGACACGACGAAGACTGCGACGGAATTGCAGTTGATCCAGTCGAATACTGACGTTCGCATGGATGCGGAGCGCGGACGCGTCCTGTCCTGGTTTGTGACGATTGCGGAGGGAATCGGCGGACTACTTCAGCAATTCGCGGATCTGCCGCAGTACACAAAAGTCGTCGGACCGAATGCGGCTCAGGAACTCCAAGCATGGGACAAGACGACGATTGCTGGTCGATACGTTTATGACGTCAAGCCGGATTCATCGGTCCGCGTCGACGTCGCGGCAGAGAAAAAGGAAGCGCTGGACTTCTACCAGCTAACCGTCCGCGATCCGGGATTCAACGCGATGGAATCACGTCGACATCTGGCGACCGTCTATCGGCTCGATCCCGCGCGCATGGTCGTTCAACCGCCGCAACCTCCGCCCGATAAGCCGTCGCTGTCGCTGTCGTTGACAGCCGTCGATCTCACGAATCCGATGGTCGTGTCGATCCTGGGACAGTGTGGATTCAAGATGGATCCGCAAGCGCTCCAGCAAACAATCGCGATGCAAACACAGCACGCGGGTTTAATGGCGAACGCGGTCCACAGTCCAGCCGCTCCAGGACAACCGCCACAACTGCCAGCCGCGCAGCATCCAGGTCCAGCCTTGGAACAGTCGCCGCTCAATCAGCACGCCGCCGACGCGACGGAAGCTGGAGGACATCGCTAATCAGAGGGACATCGCATGATCCCGATTTTCACACTGCTATTCTGGTTCGTGATTCTCGGCGTCGTCGCGTATCTGATCGAAACCTATCTGCCGATGCCAGCGCCGTTTAAGATCGTGATCCGCGTGATCATTGTCGTCGCGGCGATCTGGTTGCTTCTAAGTTTCATCGGTGTTCCTCCATTGCGGCTGCGATGAAAAAGCACGATGCGCCAGCCGTTCATACCGACGCGCTCTGGGACGGTCCGCGCTGGATCGAACACACGGGAAACACTCCCGTCTATGTCGAGACGAAGTCCGAATACTGGGACTTGCTGAATCGGACCGGCCATCGCATGAAAGGCCAGCAGGAGTCGTCCACTGGTCCAGAGCGCGATCCGTCTGACATCCAACGCGACGTCATCCCAGAGTCGACGCCAGTTGTCCATCCGCTGTCCTATGACGAAGCGACGCTATTCTTCGCGTCCGGCGTCGTCTGGAACAATCTCGGACTCCGCGAAGCGCTGTCATGCGAGATCTGTTTTGCGCTGGGACGTCATCCAGGAATGCGCGTCATTGTCGGGAGCGCGTCGATCTCCGTGCGCTGTCGTTGCGGAGATCGGAATTACGTCGGTCCGCGCGGGACGACGGACTTACCGACGAAGCTAGCGAATACCGCGCGCGTACTCGGAGACTCGGGAACAGGTCTCATCTTCGACGCGAACGGACAACCGGCAAACCTGCCGACGATCCGACTGTTGCCAGAGGAAACGAAGATCCTTCAGCAATATCAACGGATGCTGAATGCGCGTCGCATAGAACCGCGCGTCTTTTGTGTCGGCTGCTGGAATGGTCGGACGACGGAAGGCCATCAAGCCGAACTCTCCATTACGTCAAACGGCGTCATCGTTACGTGCCGCTGTCGGCTCCGCGTCAGTTAGCCGCCCAGTCGGTTTTCTGACACCGTCCGTCAATTTCTTGACACCGAACCGCTTTTCCCTTATTCTCTCGGCGTTTACGTCATGGCCGAGACGTCAACGCCAGCGACGACGACTCCCGCGACGAGCGCGCCAGCCGCTCCGTCTCCGGCTCCGTCGTCGACGCCAAGCACTCCCAGCCAGTCGCCGTCGACATCGTCCAGTCCCGTTCCGTCGACGCCAGCGGCGAAGCCGTCTGGCGGTTGGTTCAAGCAGGAACTGTCGAAAGCGTTCCAGCCGCCCGCGACGACGCCGCCGACGACGCCGCAGATCGATCCGGCCATCCGCGACCAATGGATGAAGGAAGCGCGGACGAAGTTCGAATCGGACTTCGCGCCGTATATCCAGATGGCCGCGAGTGTCACGCCAGAGGACTTTCGCGTCGCCGCTCCGTATCTACAAGCACTCGCGCGCGATCCGCATCAATTCTTTCTCGCGCTCGCGCAGCACTACGGATACCAGGTCAGCCGTCCAGGACAGCCACAGCAACCGCAAACAATCGCCGCTCCGCAGGATGACGAACCTCCGCCCGATCTGAGAACCGCAGACGGACAATTGCTGTATTCGAATACGCAACTGGCGAAGCGCGAAGCGTGGCGCGAAGCGCGCTTGATGCAAAAGATCCGCGCGGACTGGAACAAAGAGATCCAGCCATTTCGACAGGTCCAGCAGGAAGCAGCCAGCGCGCAATTCATGAAGCAGATCGAGTCCAAGGCGTTCGCGCTCATCAAAGAAGCGGAGACTTGGGAAGGCTTCACCGATCTGCGCGGTCATATCGCGCAACTGATGAAGCAGGACAAGCGCGTCACCCTTCACAGCGCTTACCAGCGCGCCTATCGCGACCATTACGCACCAGGACGCGACGAAGCCTTGAAAAAGCAATGGACGGAGGAACAGGCGACGCGTTCGCGCGCGGCGTCGACTGGCGGATCGCCGGGAACAACCGTCCAAGGACGAACGACAGGTCCGATCAACGGATCAACGCGGGACGCATTCCGTCGCGAACTCGCGGATCGCTTGGGGATTCACTAACACCAGGAGCGTAAGCCGTGGCAGATCCTAATCTGGGCCAAGTCGTCGCGACTGTCTGGGAAGCCGTCATCGGAGACAAACCGACAGACGCCGTCTTTAACGCGCGCGCATTGCTATTCGCGCTCAAAGGCGAAGGGTATCAAGAGGAAGTCTCAGGTGGACGATTGTTCGAACTGCCGATTGAGTACGCCGAAAATACGAATTTTCGGCAGTATGGCGAACTGGAACAGTTGGACACCGTTCGCGTCGACACCTTCGACGCGGCCAGATACGACCAGAAAATCAACGCGGGAACCATTGTCATTTCCAAGCTGGAAGAAATCCGGAATACCCCGTCCGGCCGGAAGCTGGATGTCATTTCCGCGAAGCTGGAAAATGGCAAGAATTCAGCGCTGGCCACGATGAATAGGAACCTCTGGACTGGCGACGGCTCCGGCAATAACTTCGACGGTGTCACGCGCATCATCTCCAGCACGCCAACGACTGGCATTGTCGGCGGTATTGATCGGTCGCTCTGGTCGTTCCATCGGAATCGACAAGTCTCCGGAACGAAGACCTCGCAGCCGTTTGACAATCTGACCGCAGCCGCGCGCTCCTGCTACAACCTGTGTTCGCTTGGCGGCGTCGAGATGACGCCAACCGCGATTATCTCGGATCGCGCGAGCATGGAAGGTTATGAGTCGACGCTCACGCAGATCGAACGGTTGGTCCGCGATGACGGGAAAGCGGCTCCTGGTGACAGCGGCTTCTTGAACGATGCCATTAAATACAAAGCGGCTGGCTGGTTCTATGACGAGGACGCCGTGGCTGGCGAAGCGCGGTTCCTAAATCCGAAAGCGCTGAAGTTTATGTATCTGTCCGGCGCATGGCTCAAAATGGAACCCCCCGTCGATCCCGCGAACCAGTTGGTTAACGTGACGAAAGTCTACACGTTTGGCAATCTTGGCACTGGCGGATCGCGTTACCTTGGCGTTGTAACTGGCATTAACTAACACTGAGGCGATGTCATCATGGGAATCTCTGCTCCAGTTACAGCATTCGGACAAGGTCTCTACGCCGCGAAAGCGACGAACAGCGCTGGTATTGCGCTCGGCTCGCTAATGGAAAATTCCGGCCGAACGTATCGCTTCGGTCAGGCTGGCGCTGCCGCGTTGGTCGCCGGACAAGTCCTGCAGATGGCAGTCCCGGTCGCGAACAATGTCAATCTGGCGGTTGTCATTGCGGCTCCGGCGACGCAGACGAATATCGGAGATCGCACGGTCACCGTGACCCTTGGCGCGAGTCCGCTGACAGCGAACCAGTATGCGGGCGGATACGTGAATATCTCGACGGGTCCTGGGAACGGTTACGTCTACCAGATCGCCAGCCATCCAGCGGCATTGTCAGGCAATGTGACGATCAACCTGAATGAGCCGATGCAAGTTCCGTTGACCAGCGCCAGCAAGGTCGATCTGGTCGCGAATCCGTATGCTGGCGTCATCGCGACTCCGGCGACGACGCTTACGGGCGGCGTCGTTGGCATTGCGACGTCGCCGTGTCCGGCGAACGGGTTTGACTGGTTCCAGGTGGGCGGCTCGGCATCTGTGCTGATTGCCGGGACTCCGGCTGTCGGTCAATCCGTCTCCGCTCCGTCTGCTGTCGCGGGAGCGGCAGCGATTAACTCAGGAACGCTCGCCATTATCGGCCAGATGCTGGCGACTGGCGTTGATACGAAGAATTGCCCGGTTCTGCTGACTGGATTCGTGTCGTAAATGCAATGGGATTCTCAGGTCCAGCGACAGCGTTTCCGCAAGGACTCTATAGTCCAGCGCTCACTAATCCGGCTGGTATTGCGCTCGGAACGTATATGCGTTTACCGGATGGCCGCGCGTTTCGTTTTGTCCAAACGGCCGTCTGGACTGCTGGCGGCTTTGATAGCTGCGGACGACTGGTCCAGGGACCAGTCAATAACTTCGGACATCGCGCGTTGCAATTAGTTGCGCCAACCGCTATAGGAGACCGCACGATACTGCTATTCACGACGTCAACGCCGATCAGCGCGAATCAATACCGGAACGGATACATCAGTTTATATTTTGCCAGCGCGTACCAACCGCAAACGCAGACCAGTATGATTTTGCCCCTATCATCGGATCCGCATCCGGCATATGCAGGATTGACGATGGCGACATTTACACTGCGCGATCCGATGGCGTCTGCGGTTGGACCTGGGTCTTACTTCATGGCCGATCTCTTTCCGAATCCTTATAGCGGCGTCGCGCTCTATGCGGCTGGGAGCGGTATTTGTATCGGCGTTGCTGTCGGACGTCCTTGGAGTGTCACGACGCCGATGTATGACTGGATCCAGGTCGAAGGGATCGCGCCTGTCGTTGTCCAAAACGGTAGCACGCCGCCAGCGGCCGGAGAAATGGTTGCAGCCGGAGCGAACGGGATCGCAGTGCCGTACGCGATAGGGTCTCAGTCGATAGGGCATTCTCTTAGCACTATAGCCGGTCTCGCTGGGCCGACATATACGACGCCAGTGTTATTGTCAGGACTTTAAGAACATGGCGCAGTCCTTTTCGGACGAACAGTTCGAGCGGTTGATGTCCGTGCTTCAGGCGCAACCGCGACAGCACGACGGATCCGTCTCGCCAGAGATCGGCCAGATCTGCGAAGCGATTACCGCTGGCAATAAGGCCATGCTGGAAGTCGCCAACGCGCAAGCGCGGACGGTCCGCCATTCGAACGCGTTCCATCCAGGGATCTCCGTCTTCAGCTATCCGGAAGGCGACGAAGCGCGTCCGAAGCCGTTTCTGGTCGACAAGTTCGGCAATCCGCGCGAATGCTATTTCTGCGGAACGCGACAGGAGCGCGAGTCTCTGACGCCGCGCGAAATTATTTTGTTCAATCAGATCATCCAGTCGAAGTTGTCGCGTAATGGCGCATGGCGCGCGGACATTCTGTCGCTTGGCGCGAGCGGCGAACGGCTGCTCCTGCAGATTCCCGTCAAGACGATCAATGACCGGGCGGCGTTTCCGCCGTCGCTGGAAATCTGTCTGCTGGAATTCATCGGCGGACGCGACGCGGTCGATCCGACCAAACTGACGGAGGAAGTCCAGTCCCTCCGCGACACGATCAGCAGACTTGCGGCTCAGTTCCCAGCCATCGCGGACGCGCTGAAACAGGCTGCGTAGTCGTGGCGAACGGATTACGCGATGACGCTGTCACAACTGCTCGCTGCGGCGTTTTCTGATCTCGGCTTCCAAGCGTCGCCGCCAACAGACGTCGTTACGCGAATCACGCGCTATGTCAACGAAGGTTATAGCGCGGTCATGCGGACTCCTGGTCTCCAGGGTCTCCGGCTCGCGACGCTAACGGTGTCATCGGTCGCCGGACAGAAATTCCTCCAGTTGGGACCAGCGATCCAGCAGATTCAGCGGATCGTCGATCAAGCGCATAACGTCGCGCTTCGGAAGATGACGGATGACGAATTCAGGAAAAGCGATCCGCAAGAACTCCAGACCGGAACGCCGTGGCGCTGGGTCGATATGGGATTCCATCCAGTCGCCAAGCAACCGAACGGATCGAGTATCTGGGCGGTATCGACCAGCGCGTCCGATACGCAGTCCATCGGCGGAGCCGGAGTCGATCTGAATGGCCAGTATATCCCGTTCGGCGCGACGTTGACCGGAACGACGCCGGTCCGTCTGACGACGGCGACACTGTCTGTCCTCACGGTCTGCAATCTGATCAGCGGCGCGAATGGGATCGTATCGTTGATGGATGGGACGACGACTCCAGGGCCGAATACGCTCGGAACAATCTCGCAAGGGGCGACGACGACGATGTATCGGAGCGCGCGGTTGTGGCCAACCGCGTCGCAGTCGTCGCCGTATACCGTCGACGTCATCGTCCCGATTCTGACGCTGGTTGGACAAGGCGATACGCCGTTCATTCCGGACGATTTCCATGATGTGCTTGTCGAGTACGCGCGGATGCGGGAATACGAACGCCGCGACGATACACGCTTCGGTCAAGCGACGCAGTATTACCAGGACTCCATTAAGCGACTTAAGGATCGGGTCTGGAACGATCCGGACTACCGCCCAGCCGCGCGCGCGTTCGGCGTCAACGGGACTCCGTCGAATCTTGGTCCGGACTTTCCGGCGACTGGTCGCTGGTAATGGCAGGGAAACAGCTTCGTCCCTGGACCTGGAGCGCGTGTCTCGGGCGGAACGGTTGGGACGAACCGACGAACGTTCCGGACGATATGGGACAGGAAGCGTTAAACGTCGAATTTCTCGACGGCTCGCTGGGACAGAAGCGACGCGGGACGACGGTTGTCGTTCCGGCTGGCGTCACTCTGTCGTCTGGGATCTATCAGCTTTTCAGCTTTACGCCGTTCAGTGATCTGACGCAGGCGCAACTATGGATTCTCACAGCGGAGACGCCGCCGAAGTTTTACGCGGTTGGTCCGGCGACGAACATTCCGCCGATGACGGATCCGCTCACGGGCCATCCGAACGACGTGTCCGCCGTGGCGATGAATGGAAAGCTATTCATCGCCTATCAGTCCGGAATCAATCGCTTACATGTCCATGATCCGCGCGATGGACTGGCGAGTCCGATTCGTCAATGCGGCATGGCATCGCCAGCGGCTCCGACTGTCGCGGCGGACACTACTGTCGGCACGTCGACGCTTCGCTATTACCGGATCGGAACATTCGTCGAGAATGCCAGCGGTGTCATTACGCGACGCTCGCAACTGGGACCGTCGGTCGCGTTTACCCCGTCGAACACTGGTGCGATTGTGACGCGTCCGGCGACGTTCCCAGATGGCGCGACACACTGGCAAGTCTACGCGTCGACTGATGACGCTGTGTATTACGAACTCAGTCCGATTCTGCCAGTCGCGACGACGACGTATCAGGACGACGTCGATCCAGTCAATTACAACGCTGGCGATCCGGCTCCGCTGGAAGGCGACTTTACGCCGTTTCCGTCTGTGCGCTACGTGGCATCCGATGGAATCCATCTGTTCGGACTCGGCGTTTGGGAGACTTCCGCTGGGACGTCCTTACCGCCGATCTCTGGTCGCGTTTATTTCTCGCCAGCTATCGGAACGTCAGACTTCGGAGATGACGAACGCGTCCAGAACACGGTCGACACGGAAGGCTATATCGACGTCGCGCCGAATGGCGGAGGGATTGATCGTGGCATTGCAGGACCGTTGAATGATCGGATGTTTGCCTTTCAAGCGAACATGATTGTGATGCTGGTTCCGACTGGACAAGCCAGCCAGCCATTCGCGCGCATCGTCTTATCGCGCGTTGATGGAGCCGTATCGCATCGCTCGATCATCATGGGCGAAGATGAATACGGACAGCCGTGTCTGTATTTTCTGAATCCCAGAGACGGTCCGCGACGGATCGCGCTCGGACGGACGATTGAATGGCTGGGACGCGACGTTAACGACATCTGGCGGACGATCAATCTGGACTCTGGATCGTCCATGCATGGGACATACGACGCCGCGCGCAAGCTGGTTCTTTGGTTTGTTTGCACGACGGCGGCTGGTACTGGTGCGAATCAGGTTCCGGACATGATGATCGTTTATAACGTCGCGCTCGGACGTGCGTCGACGCAAGGTATCCGATACGGTTGGGCAAAGTGGAACGGGAATCTTGCGTCCTCCGGAGCGTCGGTCATGTTCTCGACGGTCATAGCCTCAGGCTCCAACCGTTCGGAATGGCTGTCACTCTATGCGTCGTGCGCGAATCATACGCTTCTCAGACAAGACGGTCCGCCGAATGCGACCGATTCCTATAATCCTGGAGTCGATACGACTGGCGCGCCGTATCAGACCTTGATCAAATCTCGCGTCTGGCCGCGCGGAGCGTTGCTGTATCTGACGCGTCAGATGCGCGCTGTGATCGCCGGAAGGAACACTGGCGCGAATCTTCAGATTACCGTCGAAAAGGACTGGGGAGCCGTCGTGCGGACGGATATTGCGGTCATGTCGCCGCCGACAGGAACGACGCTGAATACGCCAACGCATGTCCGCGTGAATCTCGATGCTATCGACGTCGCAGACGCAGCCGCTGTCGCGATTCAGATTACCGACATTAATACGGGACTCCAGCCGATTACGCCGCTGTCGCTTGACACCTGGAGCGCGGCGGACGAATTGGAAGCTGGGACGCGCTGATGGCCTTTCCCTACTTGACCAATCCGGCGATCCTTCCGGCTGGGACGGCTCAGGAACTCGATTCCCTGGTCGCGCTGCTGAATGCGTATCTGGCGAAGGAACACAATCCAGACGGGACACATGGAGCGGTGCAAGCTGACAGCCTGATCGTCAATGGCGATGCGGAATTCCAGGACGGTCTGCGCGCGGCGAAGCTGGAACTTCCGGATGAAGACGACAAGATCGCGACGCTCTATCGGACCGTTGCCGGAAATGTGCTGCTCGACATTGAAACGAATACGCGGTCTTGGACGTTCGGCGCGCTGACAATCCGGTCACTCTATGGCGGAGCGCTAGGAACGCTTCGCAAGGTGATTGCTATTGGCGGACTCGAGTCCAGCGGACCATACATCATTGGTCCAGGTGTCCGTCTGATGCCGGAGCCGGACGTTCCGCACAACGTCAAATCATGGGACGTCGCCGTCGCCAGTCCTGGATCACCGAACTATGCGCCAGCTATCGCGTTCGGAGACGTCGCCGGACAAAAGATTCCGCTTCTCATTCGCGATGATAGCGCGACGTCTGGAAATTACGTCATTGGACCTGATGACGCCGTCGTTGCGAATGTCCAACTGGGACGGAGTCCGACGAATCAGCGCTTCGTCACGATCTATCTGCGGACTGGCGTCTATGAACGGAACCGAACCGTTGCCATGGGCGAATGGACGGATGTGCCGTTCAACGCTGCTGATTTTGGTGGCAGCGGATCGTTAACCTGGACTGTTACTGCTGGAAACATCATCACGCGTCGTTATGCGCTAGTCGGAAAGACCATGGTATATAGCGCGTATATTCAGGGTTCGTCGGTCGGCGGAACGCCGAATAACGAACTTCATATCGCCATTCCGTCGCCGTTCACAGCGGCGCATCATGCGATCTGCGGATTCGTGGCGTCGCAAGACATCGGTGCAGCAATCCAAGGGAACTATACACAGGTCACGCCGGGAGCAACTTACGTAATTCTGACGCGTCCCGGTAACGTGAACTGGAGCGTTGGATCTGGCACGGCAGTCTATTTCACGGCGACGTTCGAAATTTCGTGAGGCACGTATGGCGTATCTCACTGGCGCGACCGACGACAACCAGACGGACGATCAGAACGACGACGTCCGGAACTCGATTCTTCAGCAGTTACAGCAAGGAATCGGCTCGGCGTCCAATCAACCATTTCCGACGACGCCAGCGACTCCGGCTCCGGCAATGGGATTGCCGACTCCGGCTCCGGGCGGAGGGATGCGAACGCCGCAACCTATCGGCGGAGCATTTACGGATAGCGCGGCGTCTGACATTGCGGGAGCCGCTGGCGGAATGATGCGTCCGCAAGTCCAGGACGCGTCCGGCCGGTCTCCCAGTGATCCGAACTACGGACAACCGGCGACGGGAACGGCGACGACAAAGACTGGCGACGCGAGCGCGCCAGCGGCAACCGGCGATGATGCGATCCGGCAATGGTTGCAGGGATTCGCTGGCAAGCAAGGGATTGATCCGTCCTCGCAGTCGGATCCGAACTACTGGATTGGTGTCATTAACCAGCATGGCGGATTGACACCTGAGAATGCTGGTTATTTCGGAGATCGGATTCAGAATCCGCAGAATTATCATGAGGGTTCGAAGACGAATCCGTTCAGCGCGATAGGGTCTGGCATGGGACAACTGGGACAGACCGATCCGGGACAGTCGCAGACGTTCCAGCAGATTCTTGCGGAACTTGCAGCCGCGCAAACCGGCCAGCAATCACCAGCGATGCGGCAGACGTTGATCAAGGCGCTCCAGACGCCGCAACCGACAGGCGGACTCGGCGGAACGGCGGCGAATACACTTCGGAGTCGACTTGGCGGAATCATCAATAGGTTCTAGCAATGGCGACGAAGAATCCGAACGATCTGAGCGCGCAAGATCCGAATACCATTGCGACCGGCGATCCGCGCGATGCGCCGTATGGCGGTATTCATGAAGGCGCTGCGCCACCAGGAGCGCATCAAAACCCAGACGGATCATGGGACTGGGATACGCCAGCGACGCCGCCAGTGTCAACGGCGACGCCAGCGCCAGCGGCTCCAGCGGCTCCAACCGCGTCAGGATATGCGCCGCCGACTGCAACGCAGCAATGGGGGGCGACCGTCATGTCGTCCGATCCGCGCGATGCACCGTATGGTGGACGCCATATAGGTGCGGCTCCGCCCGGAGCACATCAGAATCCGGACGGTTCTTGGGACTGGGATACGCCGTCGCCAGCGGCTCCAGCAACGCCAGCGGCTCCAGCGGCTCCAGCAACGCCAACGGCTCCGACTGATACCAGCGCGACGTCTACTGGAAGTCCTGTCGGCTCGACGACGACTGGCGTTCAGGGAAGCAATCCGGGCGGTGCGATCTCGACGACGGCTCCGACAGGTCCACCGCAGACGGTTAATGATGTTTTTCGACAGTCGTTGTTGACACAGCTACAAGGTCCGACTCCGGATCAGGTTGCGGCTGGAGCGTCTGACTCTGGAGCCGTGCGCGCGTATAACACGACGCTTGCGCGGCAGTATGACCGGGACCGCGCGCAAGCGGCGGAGTCTGCGGCGACTGGCGGTTATACCGGATCTGGCGCGCAGAATACACAGCAAGCGGGACTGAACCAGCAACGCGCGGAGAATGCGGCAGCGTTTACCGGACAGGTCTCGCTTCAGTTAATGAACGCGCGTCGACAGGATCTCCAGAACGCGTTGACGATGGCGCAATCGGCCGGACAGTTCGACGCCGCCCAGTCGCTCCAGCAGCAATTAGCACAACTGGACGCCGCCGTGACGAAGCGCGGACAGGATCTGGGATTGACGGAAGCACAGATTCAGCAAGCGACAACCGAACGCGGACAGGATCTGGGATTGACAGCGGAACAGATTCAGCAAGCGACAACTGAACGCGGACAGGACATCGGCGCGACGACAGCGGCCAACCAGGTCGCCGCACAGTTGCAGCTTGGAACTGGCGATCTCGCGCTCCGACAAGCGCTGGGAGAACGCGGACTTGACGTTCAGCAGTTGGGACTAGAACTGCAAAACCAACAGGCCATGGGACAGTTGGGACTCGGCTACCAGAACGAGTCCGACGCGATGAATCAATACATTGCGGACTATCTCTGGCGAGCGTCGCAAGGGACAGGCGGAACGACGACAGCAACCGGAGGAGCGTAGAACTATGGCAGATAACACGCTACCGCCCGGACTGGATCCGGAAAACAATCGGATGATCAACGGGAAAGTCTATACGCGCGTCCAGCCGACGACGAATCAGGACAGCTTTAATTATCTCGGGACCAATTCCGGATTCAATTCGCTCGACGACGCGAAAGCGGCAGACGATCAAGCGGCTCCATCGTGGCAACTGGCGGATCTGTCTCCCGGTTATTCATGGGGAGACATCGCGACAAAGATTCTGCTTCCAATGGCGGCTGCTGGCGCTGGCGGTTCCGCGCTGGCTGGACTTGGCGGCGTCGCTGGCGCTGGCGATGCGGCCAGTGCAGGACTCGACGCGTCGACGCTCGGACTCGGGACGGGCGTTGGTGTCGGCGGCGATCTGGCGGCTCCGGCGACGTTCGGAAGTCTGGTCAGCGCTCCGTCTGTCGCCGGACTGTCCGGAGCGGCGTCCGTGCTCCCTAGTGCCGCTCCCGCGCTCGCCGGAGCCGCTGGCGGCGTTCCTGGAGGACTGGGCGGACTGGTCTCGGCTCCGTCTGTCCCGACTGGCGTGGCGTCGTCGACACTGCCGTCCGCCGCTCCGAGTCATCTGCTGGGAACGCTGTTCGACATCGGGAAAGCCGTTGGACAGGCTGGACAGATCGCGGGACAGGCCGCGCAGTCTGGCGCGACTGGACAACTGGCGCAAGCACAGTACGAACTGAATCGCGACCGACAAGCGGAACAGAACAAGGTCGACGCACAGAACGCCGCTGTGAACGCGGCCAATCAGCAGATGAAGAACACGCAGTTTACGAACGCGGCGAATCTGCTGGCCGCGCGTCAAGGCATGTTCGGAAACATGCTGGGATCCGCGAAAGGGTATACGCCAACGAATCTCCCGGCTGGCGTGCGCGTGCCAACGGCTGGACCGCTCGGAGACATTATCGGATCGATGGCCGCGTCCGCGCCGACGTATGCGGATCTGGCCGCGAAAACCGCCGCGTCGACCAGCAATCTTCCGACGTTGCCGAACTTCGTTCCGGCTCCGATGACGCCAGAACCGCAAACCTCCGGCATGCAAAAAGCGCTGGGCATCATGGGACAGATCGCGCCGTATGCCAGCATGGTTCCGTCCGTCGTCAAAGCGTTGTCCTGGTTGTAGGGAGCAGGTATGGATCTGGGTTCCGCTTACGCAGCCGGAGGAGCGGCGGACGCGCTCCAGGAAATCGTCAAGCAACGGCTTCTGGAACAGCAGCAAGCGAACCAGGAAGCCCAGCAAGCCTTTGAGCGTCAGATGCGGACGCAAGAGAACGCGCGCGCGGAGAAGGAACAAGCGGATCGCGAAGCGTCGACCAAATGGCAGCAAGCGAAGGACCAGCGCGACGCGGCGTTGAAGCAGTTCGAATATATGTCCGGCCAACCGCTGTCCGCGTTGGAGGATCCGTCGAAGCCGGGACAGATGAACGCGCAGACGGGACTCGGCGGACTGGCGAACGCGCTTCCAAATACCGATCTGTTCGCGCATACGACGACGGCTCCGACCGCGGTCCAACCGCAAGCGGCGACAGGTCCGGCTCCGGTCGTTCTCGCACGGAAGACGGTCACCGTTCCAGGGATCGGATCGGTCGCTCCTATGACGCTGACTCCGCAGAGCGCGGAGGACATCGCGAGCGCGAAAGCGTCGGACGAATATACGAAGGCGAAGATCGCGGAAAGCGTTAAAGATTACACGCTGGCACCAGGAGCGAAGCTGGTCAATGCGGCCGGAACGACGCTCGCGACAGGCGGCGAAAAGGAAGAAACGGATCGCCTGAGTCGCTGGCTGGCGGCGAAGGCGGCTGCCAAAGGGAGTCCGCTTACGCCGCAAGAGACTCAAGCGGCCATCGCGGAGGATGCACGACTGAGTCAAGATCCGAATTACAAAGCGCTCCAGGAAGCCGTCTTAGGTTTGACGTTCGCGCAGAAGAATCGCGAATTGGCGAACGCTCCGAGTGATGCCGACGTCGAACGCTGGAGCGATATGCTGGCGGATCCGAATCATCCGGCATCGCTGAACGACGTGCGTCAAGCGATGTCGCAAGCCGGGAAGATGGGCGAAGGGATCTACAACCAAATCATCATGCGGACGCGACAGAAAAATCCGTCGTTCAATCTGCAAGCGGCGGAAGCGCAGTCGCGGACGAACCTGTCGCCGGAGACGCAGCAGAAAATAGAGAATCTGAACCAGTTGGACACGGCGTTGACGAACCTGGAGACCGCGTCGAAGCAATTTCCGCGAACGCCATGGAGCACGCCCAACCAGCTATGGGGATGGGCGGCGAACACGTTTGGCAACGAAGGCGCGGCCAAACTCCAGTCCGATACAGAAATGGTGCGCGGACTCATTCCGACGCTGGGACTCAAAAACCAGAAGGAAATCGATCAGACGATCAGTTCTGGAATGGGCGGAGCGAAGATGCAAACGGCGATTGATACGCTCCGCGCGCAGTCGAAAGCGATGCGGGACGCGATCTCCAAAGCGTCCGGCCAGACGTCTGCGGGTCCGGCTGGCGGTTCCAGCGGGACCGCTGGCGGATCGGTTCAGCGCGTCAACGGACGGTTGGTCTGGGTTCCAGACGGGAAATAGGTCATGCCGGATCCCACGACAAAGCTAGTCCCTGGTCCGGACGGAAAAATGTATCCGTTTCCAGCCGACGCGACACCTGATGAGATCGTCAAGTTCTTTCAGGATCGCGAAGGACCAGCGCCAGTCCCAGCGACGCGGATTCCGCTCGCGTCGTCCATGTTCGGCTCGACGGGGATGTCCTACGATCCAGCGAAGCCATACGAAAACTTAAAGACGGCCGTTCGCGGTGCGCCAGTCGTCGCCGGAATCATGGCGGCTCCGTTGACGGCTGGCATGTCGGTTCCGGCATCAGCAACCGTCTCAGGCGGACTCGGCGCGCTGTCCGGACTGGCGGACGAAGCGACGAGCGATAAGCCGACAGTCGCTGGAGCCGCTGGCAAGGCGACGCTGAGTGGCGCGCTCGCAGCCGGTATTGACGCGTTGACGCACGTTCCCGGAACTGGGAAGACGGTAACGGAAGCCGTCGAACAGATCGGACCGAAGATCGAGAACATCGCGGAAAAGCACTGGGCGGACATCGTCAAGCCAGCGGAGGGAGTCGCTAAAGACGTCGCGAGTCCAGAAGCCGTCGCCAAAACGACGCTGGGATCCGGTCGTGGCTGGGTTCAGATTCCTGGAACGAATGCGGCTGGGATTCGCGCGGGACTAAGCGACACTGATCAGGTCTTGGCGGACGCACTAGCGAGCGGTCAGAAGACGATCCCGCTAGAGACCCTCCATCCGGGAATGGGTCTGACTGGCGAGATCTCGACGCTCGACGCGGTCAAACAGTACGCGCAGAATCCAGCGGATATCGCCGCCAGCGCGACCGCCGCGACTGCGAAGCCGGGGAATCTCAAAACGGCCGGACGTGCTGTCGGCTGGACCGCGCTCACGGGACATCCGCTGGCGGCTATCGCCGCCTATCTGAAGTCGCCAGCCGGACAGACGCTGGCCGCTCAGGGACTCCATACCGCCGCTCCCGCGCTGGCGGCGATGACGCCATTTGTCAATCCGTCTGGCGCGCTACTGCGCGCCTATGTCCTCAACGCGCTCCAAGGCGGACAGGCTGGCAACCAGGACGACGGCTCCAAGGACTGACGTATGTATAAGTCCACAGCGCAACAGGGTCTATTCCATTCGAAGAACTCTCCGGTCGATCCGGCGACGGTCAACGAGTTCGATCAAGCGACGAAGGGCCACTTCGCCAAGCTGCCGGAGCACGTCAAAAAGCGTCGCGGGAAGGAAGTCTTTAAGGCGCGACTGAAGGACGCGACAGAAGGCAAACCGGCCAAGTAACGCCATTCTGCAAGCTTTTTCTACAGATTTCTCCTGGTAGCGCGTTGACGCTTGCGCGCGCACTGGCTTAGAGTGTGCCTGTAAAGCGCCGTAATAAACGGCACAAAACACGGTCAACGCTTCCCAGCAGGAGACCCCTTTGCGATCCCCACGACACCGTCAGATCGCGCCACGGTTAGCAAACGGCGATCCGCGCGTCGGCTTCGGTCATGGCTTACCGCCAGACGTCAAGGACGCGCTTCGCAAGATCGCGTATAAGCAGAATCGAAGCATGTCTTGGATGATGGAGGAACTCATCATTAAACATTTCCGGATGCGAACGCCCGATTAAGCCTTTTTTTGTGCGCGAGTGCGCGTTATAGCTTGACCTTCCAGAGCGTATCGACGTCCAGGGACATCTTCGCGACAGCTTTTTGCATCCGGATCCGTGTCGCTTGTTCGGTGTAGTGCCGCGTCATCTGCGGCGTTGAATGGAGCATCAGTTCTTGGAGCGCGCGTTCGTCTTCCGTCAACAAGGCCATCATCGTTCCGCCCGTGTGTCTGGCGTCATAGGCGCGCATATGGCGGATCGTCGGCTTGCCGTGCGCGAGTCTCCAAGCGTTTTCTTTGGCAATCGCGCGCGTCAAACTGTCGTGCGGTCCGTTATAGCCGAACCAACCGAACGCGTTGACGCGGATGAAATTGCGGAGCGCGGCCACAGCCGGAGGGAGCACGGGAATCCATCCGCCGCGATGTCCGCCTTTGCCCTTGTGTCGATCCGCGACACGGATCCGCGCGTTGTCGAGATCAATGTCTCCAATAGTCAACGCTTGAAGTTGCTTCATCGGGAGCGCGGTCCACAGCATGACGCGGAGCCGCGCGCGGGTTTTTCCGTCGCGCTCCATCCGCGCGAGGACGCGATACCAGTCGCGCAATTCATGAAAGCGGATCACTTTGACGACGCGAAAATGCTTGATCGTCTTGGCCGGGTTTGGCGCTCCGTCGCCGTCGAGAATCGTCCAGATATGCGCGAGGACGTTCCGGTAGTGATTGAGCGTCGCGGGCATTAGGCCCAGTCCCTTATTCGGCGTTCTCGCGTGTCCTCGGAACGTCTGGAGGGACCGCAGACGCGTAAATGCTTCGCGGATGTCCAGGTGCGTGATCTCGGTACGCGGACGGTCTCCGAACTCATCCGCCCAGCGACGCGCGATGAATGACCGATTGGCGTTCGCGCCAACGGTCCGGATGTAGCGCTCGACGTCTGCGCGGAATCCGGGTTCGTCCTTCGTCGCCGCGCTCGCGTGTCCGTTGGTCGCCGCTCCCGCGATGCCGTGGCTCAGTTCGTATTTCTTGTCCTCTTGCCAGCGCTTTCGGACATGC